AGTGGCGAAAAGACTGGAAAATGCTTTGAATGTAACGTTACCGGAATTGTGCTACAGAAAAACGCCAGAAAACCCATCATGCTGTTGGTGTTGCGAATGCAAATATTATGCGAGCAATGGCGATACCGGAATCTGTATCAACAACGCGTCCGAAAGATGTGGAGAGTTAAGGCCACCTTATTCAAGCTGTGCGCATTGCAAGCGAAAGAAAGGATGTTAAAAAATGGAATATGAACGTATGGAAGTCTGTTGCAGTGTATGCGGCAAAAAGTTTACGGCGAATGTATCAGGCAGGCCACCCAAAAAATGCAATCGGTGCAAAGGGTATCAGAGTAAACGCAAACCACAGACAGGTGCGGAGGAACAATCTCGTTTGAGCCGGTTAAGATGCTCGTTGGACTTTTATGTTTTAAACCGCAAGCTGATAAACGATGCCGGGCGCGCTGAAAGGGCTGGGATGTCGTATGGGCAGTATATGGCATGTAAAAGAGAGGGGCGCTTAAGATGAAAACTAAATGTGAACTTTATAACGATAATTTTCAAAATTTTAAACGTTACGGTATACCAAAGGCACAGCTTGTGATTGCGGACATCCCGTATAACGTTGGCAACAATTTTTATGGTAGCAATCCGATGTGGTACAAAGGCGGCAATAACGCTAACGGCGAAAGTAATCTGGCGGGCAAAGCGGCCTTTAATACAGATTACAACTTCAATATCGCCGAATACTTCCATTTCTGCAACAAACTTTTAAAAAGCGAACCTAAAAAGAGCAATGGCAGAGGTAAATCATCAGACGCACCTTGCATGATTGTGTTTTGCAGCTTTGAACAAATTCAGACGGTAATTAAATACGCACAAAAATACGGGTTTAAAACATTACATACCACTTGTATTTTGTAAAAACTACAGTCCTCAAGTGTTAAAAGCAAACATGAGAGTTTGTGGGGCGGTTGAATATGCGCTTGTGCTGTACAGAGACAAGCTCCCAAAATTTAGAAATGATGGACATATGGTTTTTAATTGGTTTGAGTGGAGACGAGACAGCGCTAAAATTTACCCTAAAATTCATCCTGCGCAAAAACCTGTCAGCCTTTTAAAACGGCTCATTGAGATTTACACAGATGAAGGCGATGTAGTTATTGACCCATGCGCTGGAAGCGGCACAACGCTAAAAGCCTGTATGGATTTAAACCGTAACTGCTATGGCTTTGAAATTGACCGACATTTTTTTGCGCAAGCAAAAGAACGCTTGGAACTTGAAAAACGGCAGATAAAACTTTGAGAATTTGGAGGCATTGCGATGAAAACCAACCACCCAACCAAAAATGAATCCCCACGCCGTCAGCTTAACCGGATACTCGGGACGGCGAACGGTAAGGACAGGAGTAAAGCCGGACGGAGGAAGCGGAAGAAATGAAAGAAATGAAAAACCGTTGTTGGCTATGGTTTAAACACAAAATCGTGTATGTAAAGGGCTTTGGGTATCGGTGCAAGTGGTGTGGCCGAACAGCCCAAGAGCTTAGAAAGGGTGAAAACAAATGATAGTATACTGCTATAACGATGAATGCAAATATTACCAAGATGATATGTGCTGTCGCGAAGCAATTGATATTAATGAAGACGGCATTTGCGATGATTTTGAAAACTTTAGAAATGCGCCAGAATACAAGCAGAAATACTGGATAGCAAAATCAAGCCTTAAAACCCATAAACCGTACAAGTGCTTGCGATATGGGAAAAAAATAACCATCAACAATGTTGACTTTTACACCGAAGATAACACACTTTTACCAGAGACTACAATCCGTTTAACTCATGCCCGTACCGGATGTTTGGCTGGAACGATGGATTTTGTAAAGGCAAATTTTGCGAAATTTATGGCGGAGCAAGAACTAGCGCGCAGTGTCATAGATTTGCCGAAGGAAGGCGCAGAGGAGGACATATGACCATTATACGCAAAATAATCGCCTACCCTATCTTTTGGGTTGGACTGGTGTTTACCACGATTGGGACGCTGGTTGTGGGACTGGCAGAAGGGATATTACTGGGGGATTGATTTATGAACGAGAGAGATAAAATTTTACATTCGGAATACAGCACCGAATTTGATAATTTGCGGAAAAATCGCGTGATACAGAGCTATTACAAATATGGCCAAGCAAGAGTCAATTTTGGCGATGGACTTGTGGATGCAATTGGTAGCTTGAAAATGTGTCTTAAAAAGTTTGAAGAAACAGGCAACACAGAATATTTGTGCGATGTAGCCAATTATGCCATGTTTCGGTTCAAATACCCCAAAGAGGGCGAATTTTTTAAGACTACCGGAAGTGACGAGTCAGCGGGTATTGACGGGGTATGCGTTAACGAGCTTATGGAGGAGAGGTAAAAATGTGGAAAGAATCAGTGATTCGTAAAATTAAATGCAACGTAGAAGCATACTATGGGCGAAAAATGATTGGAGGTACAAGTTTAAGAGTGTTGTCGAATTTATTGGAGCGTGAATTGCCATATAAGCCGCAACCTAGTGATGGGTACGAGGGTAAATGCAAATGCGGAGCGATGTTTTTAGACCGCTTGACAAATTATTGCGGTAATTGTGGACAAAGGCTAGATTGGAGTGAAAAAGATTGAGAATTTATCTATCCGGTGCAATCACCGGTACAAGTGATTACATGGAGCGGTTTCGAGTCGCCGAAGAAAAATTGACACAAGATGGGTATATCGTTTTTAACCCAGCGGCGGTCAACGCTATGATGCCGAAGGGTACCACCTATGAGGAGTATATGCAAGTATCCCTTACCCTACTTGACATGTGCGATGCCATTTGCATGATGGACGGCTGGCGGGACAGTAAAGGCGCAAATCGTGAGTATGGGTATGCACTTGCAAAAGATATGATAATTGTGGAGGAGTAACTATATGAGCTTTGAAACAGATTTTTCAAGCCAGCTGAAACAAATAATGGATAAAAAGAATATAACATATGCGGTATTATCAGAACGTGCTGGCTTGACCATAGACACCATAGCAAATTACAGGACGGGGAGGGCAGAGCCTAAAGTATCCGTGTTGTGTAAACTTTGCAATGCCCTTAACGTATCCCTTAACTGCTTGATGGGCGTACAGGATGTAGATTATGACGAAGAGGGAGTAACCATGCCAAAGTATTACAAGACGAGATTTCAGAAACGTCTGCAACTCGCAATGGACAGAAAAAGTATGACTACATCAGAGCTTGCAGAGATAACAGACTTACCGGAGGGCGCAATACACAACTATCTGGTGACCGGCACAGATCCAGTCACCGAAGAATTGGAGCTGTTGTGTTACGCGCTGGGAGTGACGCCAAACTGGATGTTGGGATGGGAGGATTGATAGGTTGTCCAATCAAGATAAAATCAAATATCTTAAGCAATACAAGGCACTTGACCGGCGCATTGATTTAAAGCTCGCAGAATGCGAATCGTGGCGCGATATGGCGCGTAAAATCACGCAGGAGTATACAGACATGCCTAAAGGCAATAGAGGCTTAAATCGCCTAGAAATGGCCGTGGAGAATATCGACCGTTTGGAGCGTGAAATGAATGCGGATATTGACCGGCTGGTTGAACTGAGACGAGATATCGAACGAGCTATTACGAGCGTTGAGGACGAAACTTTGCAGGAATTGCTTGAGCGGCGGTACATACATGGGCAGACATTTGAGCGGATTGCGGCGGAAATGTATTACTCCTACATGCACATATGCCGGTTACACGGCAAGGCGTTAAATGTTATAGAATGTTATATTGCACCTGTGGTATGATGTATTTGTAAAAAAATAAAGACCTACCCACTACACCCTATTGGCCGGACGGGGCAATGTTCGACCACCACTTGACTACTATGCTGATTCATTGATTTACCTCCTTTCACACAGACTTCGACTCAAACGGTATAGTCTGGCGGCTCGGAAAGACGAGCAACATATGTCGATATAGTTTGTACCAAACAGGACGAAAACGGTTTACTATTAGGTGAGCAGACGCGGGTTCGAAGCCTGCTATCGGCAAAAAAATCCACAAGCGCGCAATGTGGTAGTAACATGTTACTTGGTGGCAAACAGACGCAAGGCACCACCGTAAACGCTGGATAGCTTCCATCCGTGCGAGCCGGACGTTCGTAGGGCGGCGATAACCTACGCGGTCAAAAAGGGCGGCGGGCTGAAATCCTCGAGCGTCGTCCGACCTGAGACATCGCAAAGCAACAGCTTAGTGCGTACCGGTGCGAATCCGGCGTGTCTCTCCAAGCCTTTTTATTTTGTCGAGTGATTTTAGGCTTAATTAAAACTTACTTGACGCGTTTTTTGCCAAAACTTTTTACGTTTAACAAAAAAACAACCGGCCGGTTTGATACCGTAATCATCGATGACGCGGCACAAGTCGCGTGACAGTTCAGCACCTGCTCTTTGAGTGGGTGCTTTTTGATATATTTTTGAGGTGGTGACCCTTGCCAAATGAAAAAAACTTAATCCCTAATTCAGCGCGAACTCCGAACGAACGCCGAGAAAACGCGCGAAAAGCTGGTATTGCCAGTGGAGAAGCACGTCGAGCTAAAAAGACCGTGCGCGAATATGCTAATTTCCTTCTGTCCCTCCCCGTTTCGGACGGACGAAAGTGGAACAAACTATCTCGCATGGGCATCCCGCCAGAGGGCATTGACAATAAAATGGCCGTAGTTGCCGCTTTGATGCTGGCCGCACAAGCTGGTGACGTATCAGCCGCTAAAGAACTCCGTAATATCATTGGCGAGGACAGTGTACAAGAAAACGACGCGCTAGAAAAATTGGATGCCGTACTTGCCGATTTAGATGAGGTAATGCGCCGTGATTGATTTTTCTCCGAAACAAAAAACCGTGTGGCGTAATACCATTCAAACGCACCATCGTTGGAATATTTCACTGGGGGCAACGCGGTCTGGCAAAACCTACCTTGACTATTACAAGCTTCCCTATCGTATTCGCAACGCACCGAATAAAGGGCTCATCTTGCTATTGGGCAACACCAAAGGCACATTGGAACGTAACATACTAGAGCCTATGCGGCAGATTTGGACGAGCGGCCTTGTAGGCAATATCGGTAGCGATAACAAAGTGACCTTGTTTGGGCGCGAATGTTACGCTTTAGGCGCGGACAAAGTAAATCAAGTGAGTAAATTGCAGGGCGCAGGGCTTGCGTACTGCTACGGGGACGAGATAACAACCTGGTCACAAGATGTCTTTCAGATGCTTAAATCCCGCCTGGATAAACCTGGCGCTTGTTTTGACGGAACTTGCAACCCCGACAATCCCCAACATTGGTTCAAGCAGTTTTTGGATGGTGACGGCGACATCTACCAAATGCTGTTTACGATTGACGATAACCCGTTTTTAGACCCGGCGTTTGTTACGGCGCTTAAGCAGGAATATTCCGGTACCGTCTATTATGACCGATACATATTGGGACTTTGGGCGGCCGCAGAGGGCATCATTTACCGGCAGTTTGCCGATTGCCCAGATAATTTCATCGTTGTTGATGAGCCGCCCGAAATTCGGCTTGCCACAATCGGCGTTGACTTTGGCGGCAATGGCTCCGCCCATGCGTTTGTCTGCAATGGCATCACTCCTGGCTGGCGTGGCATCGTTACGCTGGATGAGTATTACCGCAAAGAGGTTATTTCTCCTGCTCAACTCGAGCAGGATTTTGTTGATTTTGTTCGGCGTTGTCAGAGCCGCTATAGGGTCTACGAAGTGTACTGCGATAGCGCGGAGCAATCGCTCATACAGGGCTTGCGCATTGCGGCGTATAAAGCTGGATTGCGCGTCGAAATCAAAAACGCGCGCAAAGGTGAGATTAATGACCGCATCCGTTTTTGGTGTATCATGCAGTCTAGCGGCCGGTACAAAATCCTGCACAAATGCAAGCACTTAATCGGCGCATTTCGTACAGCGGTATGGGATAGCAAAAGCCCAACAAAGGACGTGCGGCTGGATGATGGTAACTACAATATCGACAGCCTGGACGCGTGCGAGTACAGCATGGAGCCATACATGGCCGATTTAATCATGATGAGGTGACACATGGACGTAAAAAGTTATTTGGGTAAACGCGGATATGCGGGCGTTGATGACAAATTTCGCGGCGAAATTGACGGTTGGTTGGAATGGTACCAGGGAGATGTCGAAAAGTTCCATCGGTATACGATTTATAATGGCATCCAGCGTGTGCCTATGCGCCGCAAAACGCTTAACATGGCAAAAACCGTGTCGGAGGATTGGGCTAATTTGTTGCTGAATGAAAAAACACAGATTTCCGCAGGCGGTTTTCAAAAGCAATTGGACGCCATCTTACTCGCCAATCGCTGGCATACACAAGCCGCGCGTTGGGTGGAACTGTCCTTTGCTTTGGGGACAGGCGCATTGGTAGAGTACTTAGACGCGCAAGGAGCGCCGAATATTGACTACATACGTGCCGACATGATATTCCCCTTGTCGTGGGAAAACGGTCTAATTACAGAGTGTGCATTTGGCAGTAAGCGCGTTATCGACAAGCGCGAATGCGTCTATTTGCAGATGCACCTAAAATCACCAAACGGGTACATCGTGGAAAATCATTTATTTGACGACAAATCCGGCGAAGAAATGCCGTTGAGTGAAATGGCCGACATCATCACAACTGGTTCGCTCGAACCAATGTTTCAAATCTTTATGCCAAATGTCGTGAACAACGTAGATTTAGATTGCCCTATGGGTGTAGCCATATTTAGCAATGCGCTGTCTGTGCTGATGTCTTTGGATTTGGTGTATGACAGCTATTGCAACGAATTTGATTTGGGGCGTAAACGTGTCATGCTTCCTATGTCGATGATGCAAATGACAACAACGCGCGAAGGCGACGACACCATACAACCTGTGTTTGACACAAACGATACAACTTTCTACGCACTTCCAACTGGAGATACCGATGATGGCAAACCATACGAAATCAACATGACCTTACGGGCGCAAGAGCATGAACTCGCTTTGCAGACACAGCTTAATTTGCTGTCTCAAAAGTGCGGCATGGGTAATGACCGCTATCAGTTCGGGCATGATGGAGTGCGCACGGCGACCGAAGTTATCAGCGAAAAATCCGACCTGTACCAAAACCTCAAAAAGCACGAACGCTTATTAACCGACACTTTGTCCGGTATGGTACGGGCGCTGGCGTATCTGTGCAACACCGCGCCGCCGGATGTAACAATCATGTATGACGATGGTATTATCAATGACGACAACACCAAAATAGACAACAATATTAAGTTGGTAACTGCTGAGCTAAAAAGCAAACTTTCAGCCATCATGGACATTTACGGCATGTCGGAAAAGGATGCGCAAGCCGAACTTGACCGAATCAACGAAGAGAGCCGCTCCATATCCGGCTCAGATGTTGACCTTTTCGGACAGGAACCTAAAGAGGACGAAAAAGACGAGGATAAAGACAAGTGAGTGTGTTTAATCTATATGGCGCATGGAAACTTGCCCAGCCGCTTGCCAATATGTTTGCTGACATCGAAGATGATTTGATGGTAAATATCGCGCGACGACTCGCCGAAAATGGCGATATTACCGATACAGCAAAATGGGAATTGCAGATGCTGGCAAAGATGGGGGCACTTCAAAAGGACAATGTGCGTATCATTGCACAACGTGCCGGTATCGCTCCCGAACTGCTGGAAATCGCCCTTACCAACGCCGCACAGGATGCCATTGACACCTTAGAGCCTGGCTTTAAGCAGTTGGCAAAGGAGGGCTTTATCAAAAACACTCGGATCACGCCTAATCATGCAATTCGGCAGGCGGTGACCGCTTACTGGAAGCAGGCTCGCGACAGTCTCAACATGGTAAATACAGTCATGCAGTACAAGGTAAAAAAAGCGTGGCAAAAGATTGTCCGGGATACGGCTGAGTTAGCCAATAAGCAGGAGTTTTTGGACATCCTAAATAAAAACACGGGAGCGGTTGTAACAGGTGCACAGGCTCGTCAAGCGGCCATGCGTAAAACCATCAAAGAATTTAATGAACGCGGCATACCAGGCTTTGTTGACAAGCGTGGACGCGAATGGAGCCCTGAAGCCTATGTAAATATGGACATCCGTACCACGGTCACAAACGTCGCCCATGAAGCGCAGTTTGCCCGTATGGACGATTACGGTTTAAATCTGGTACAGATTTCTTCGCATTCTGGTGCGCGCCCAAAGTGCGCAAAAGACCAAGGCAAAATATTTGATAAGGGTAACAAATCAGGTTATGTGTCAGACCTATACGGCAAAAAAATCCGATATTATCCGTGGAGTTCATCAAGCTACGGAGAGCCGGACGGGATTTTGGGCATCAACTGCGGCCACTTTGCTTATCCGTTTGTGCCTGGTGTATCATTTCAACGCTACTTCCCTACTGAGGACATGGCCGAAAATGACCGGCTGTACAAGCAAAGTCAAAAGCAACGTGCGCTTGAGCGCGACATACGCAGCGCAAAACGTGAATGTATGATGTTTGACGAGCTGGGTGACAAAGAGCAGTTTGAAAAATCTGCCGTAAAGCTCAAAAACAAGCGCGATAAGCTGAACGACTTTATTCAAAACACTGGCCGAACGAAACATTCTGACCGCGAACAAGTTGTTGGTTTTGACCGCAGTTTGTCCGCAAAAGCGACTGCCGCTNCAAAAGAGGGTTGCAAAACGCTCAGACAGATGGTATAATAAAATTGAATGATACTATCATTGGAAAAAGT